CTTTATTAAGTTCTAAAGTTGATATATTGATGATTAAATCTTTGGGTCTTGATTTCCGTGTTCCTAGCGAAGTTTCTGTCGCAAAAGAATTATGGTTTTCAATGGCAAAGATCTTTGAGTTCATGTGTATTGGTAATGAGTTAGGTCCAAAGACTACAAAAAAGAACTGGATTTCTTTGAACATGTGGATACGTCTTCGTATAGCATGTTCAAAGGGTAAGATCGCGACTCGCAAGATTAGCGACATTCGTTCCACAGGGTGGTCCAATAGAGATATTGGCGGCCTTGTCACGAGTGATAACATCACACAAACATTTGGTCAAATGATGGGTGATATAAAGTCCTTTCCAGTCCTTTGCTGTATTAATTTGGCTCTATGGAATCTAGTAACAGATAATAGAGTAGTTAGTTCTATTTCCGGTGACAAATGTCATATCACCGGTTTCAGAAGTTTCAAGAGAACATCTTTCAAGGCTCCTTGCCAGATAAATGGAGATGATTTTCTTGCTTATGCACCGCTTAGTATAATTAATAAATGGTTCGAACTCGTTAGAGAATTCGATCTGGTAGCATCTTTAGGGAAAACTTATGTCAGTAAGACTGTGGCTCAACTTAATTCGACGAATTTCTTTTTGAAAAAAAATAAAATTCTTAAAGTTAAGACGCTACCAGTCCATGCTGTATTTAGTATCCCTTCAAATAGACCAGTGGAACAGAGTATTAATTATGCTATTGAGCACCGTCCCGAGCTCCTCAATCGTCTTATTTTTTATAATAAAAAAAGGATTGAAGAAGTTACAGGGGGAGGTCTCATAAATCTTTGTTTACCCGCTTTTCTTGGTGGAATAGGGGTTAAGGCAGAACCTAAGAGAGTGACAACTCGTCAACTTCTTGTAGCACGTCATAACACTAGAATGAATAAAATGATACAGTTAAAGTATCAATGGGTTCCTTTTAAGCAATTAAAGAAGAAACCAATTAAAAATTCTAGTCAAGAGGCACAAGTCAAGTCAACGTTTGTATACCGCAGCGTACCGAAGGGTATGGGCAAAGTCACAGATCAATATGGTATTGAACATATCATGGGCTCTTATAAGGCAACTGAAGAGTCTAGGTTTTTGCAGGGGGACAATTGGTTAGCATCCATGTCCCGCCAAAGATTTAGTGGACGTAATGGTCGGATGATTATCCGAGGTGAATTCTATCGTACTTTTGCTAAAGTATCAAATTCACTCCTAAAGTCAATCGGTAAAGATAAAAGATTACCAAAACTTGAGGCCTTACTTGCATACAAACCGGAGAATAGAATCCTTGTAAAAGGTCGTAACCGTTTGTTTGTAGAAGGACAGTATTTGGAGGGGCCACCCTTGATAGCGCCTACTGTTCCTTTTTTTGCTCGCGAAGAAATTCCATTGGATGAAGAAAATGAATTCTCAATCCAAACAGAGCAAAAATAAAAATAAAAGTAACAAAAAGGGAAATAACAATGGTTCTGTTATTTCAATGGTAGAAAACATCAGGTATACCAAACCCAAGATCAACGATAGTTCCAACTTTCTCTTCAAGAAGATGGAATTTGTAGCTGATATACCTTCAACAGAATTGTTTAAGGTAAGTCAGTTTTCATTTAACCCCGGAATTAGCGAGAGCTTTCCCTGGTTATCTATCGTTGCACCCGCCTTTGAAAAATACAAAGTTAGGAAGCTAAGATTGCATTATAAGACCTCTCAGGCTACGATAGTACCCGGTATGGTAATTCTTTCAGTAGAATTTAACGTATCGGAGTCGCTACCAGAGACTAAGGCAGAACTCTTAGAATATGCTTATTCAACACGCAATCCATTGTGGCAGAATTTTCATGTCGACATATCTCCAAAGGATATTATGAATTACAAAGATTATTATACTAGAATCGGACCAAAATCCGATTTAAAGTTATATGACCCTTTGTTTATCATGGTAGCCACCGATGGGACTCCTTCTGAGTCCGCAATATCCGGTGAACTTTGGTTGGAATATGAGATTGAATTTAGTTTGCCGCAAAGGCTAAATGTGTCTGAATTGGCCTTGCCTAACTTTTTCAAAGTTAACTTGCACAACATTCCAAATACTGGTAGCAGTTGGTTAGGAACTTCATTTGATAATGAGGGTTCCTTCCCAATCCTTGTGGACCAGTCGGTAGGATCACTAACTTTCCCTGAAGGTTATAGTGGTATAGTACTTTGGACTGTATGGACAGATAATGGAACACCCGTTAGCTATGAAGATATCCAATTAAATTTGGCTGTCTTTGATTCTAGTGTGTTCTATAATATAGGTCCCTCTGTACAAGGACACCGTCCTTACAGTGGTACAGCGCAAGTTACCTGGGTTTTAGCCCTGAAAGTCCTCCCAGGAGGATATATTCAACCAACGAATAATGGATTCGATGATGGTTCCAATACGGGTACTATCTGTGACGCCCAAATAGCGTTCTGGAATAATACTTATATTGGTGACTTATTATCGAGTACCCCTTTGCATAGGACGTCCAAACTTTCTGAACGTAAGATTATTACGCTAACTTCAAAAAAGTTAGAGAAAGTCAAGGAATCTGTAAAGGAGGTTAACGCCATCAAGGAAAAGATCAGGAAACTGACTCTGGAACTTGATGGGAAAAGAGATATTTAGAGGAATCTGTATCTCAATTCTATGTAGGGTTTTCACCAACTGTCGTCAGACTTTTTTTGTTCTTGTTCTGACAGGTCGAGAGTGAACTCTACGAGTTATACCAAAGTTATTGCTGCTTTTTGTTACGCAGTCGGCCAATATCGCCACCTTACCATCGCAGGAATGCGGCACCTTTTTATATATCGTAGAAAAAGAATCGAGAAGTTCACCCATTGGGTCTATACGTATATAAGGGAAAGGAGATGAAAGAAGTATCACTAGTGGATATGGTATCTCTGGGTACGCTATATGTTGAATATAGTGCTAAACG